TGACTACAATAGATACAACAGTAAAAACTGCTGGAAGCATTTCAGGAGCAGCTTTAAACGATGTTAGTAGTATTGTTAATACAGTAGCAGAAACATACGATGGTGTAATAACCACAGTTGTTGAAAATATTGACGAACAAACTGACGAACTTCAAGATAAACCAGAGGAATCTAAATAATGGATGTTTTAATACCACTAGCTTTTTTTGTTTTAGTTGTAGGATTTGTAACCAAACGTTTTGCACCTAAAAGATGGCAAGAATTCGTTTCAAAATTTAAAAAATAAAATGAGCTGGTTCAAAAGATTTATTTCTTTTATAACACCTCTTTCTTATGTAGACGTAAGAACCAGAGATAATAAAGGCCGTTATATAGCTGATGATCCAAAAACTATAGAAAACGAAGCTTACAAAAAAGTTTTAAGGAAAAGAACAAAATCTCCTAAGAAAAAATAATGTATGAGTACGGCTGCAAAGTCACTCGAGTTGTTGACGGAGATACTATTGACGTTGACTTAGATCTTGGCTTTGATATCATTTACAAATGTCGTGTACGTTTATACGGTATTGACACTCCCGAGTCCCGCACTCGCAATAAAGACGAAAAAGTTAGAGGTAAGCTAGCTGCTAAGTTTTTACAAGACGCCATATCAAATGGCAAGAACGTCATCTTACAGACGCAATTAAAAGACTCTAAAGGTAAATTTGGCAGAGTTTTGGCGTCAGTTTTAGTAGATGGAATAAATATTAATCAACAAATGGTTACAAACCATCTAGCAGTTAGGTATGAGGGCCAAAGCAAAAAAGACATTCAATTAGAGCATCTTAAAAATAGAAATATATTAATAAAAAGAGGGCTACACACGCTAATTGAAAATGAAAAAACTTAAACTTATTCCAGGCTTAATAGCTTTTTTACTATTCCCAAATTACATACAAGCAGAAAATCAAACTGGCACTTGTACAGCTGGCACTCAGTATTGTGAAAATAGCGTATTGGATACTCAAAATACTACGACCACAACTAATACCAATACAAACACCAACGTTAACACCAACACCAATAACAACACTAACGTTAATACTAACGCCAATACTAATATCAACACTAGTACAAATGCTAATACCAACGTTAATACGAATCAAAATACTAACGTTTCGACTAATTCTAACAACAACGTTAATACTTCAACGGCTACAAACAATAACACCAATAGTAATAACAACGTTAATACATCTACGTCAAACTCTACAGTAAACTCTACGGTCAACCAGAATGTCACTAATTCAAGCACTTCGAATAATACTAACGTCAACACTTCGAATAATACAAATGTCAATAC